GTACGAGGCCGACATCAAGCGGGGTGGGACTCCCAACCCCGCCTACGAGCCGCACGGACTTGTCAAGGAATACGCCGACGCATGGCGCAACCAGTACATCAAGCCCATGCTCGACGCGGGCGAACGCGCCGGCATCTTCAAGGGCAACGCCGCGCTGGCGAAGGCCGAGGCCGAACTGAAACAGGCGCAGGTCGAATCGGACAAGTGGCAGAACGAACTCAAGACGCGGTTCCTTGACGACAAGGAACTCAATGAGATGTCCAAGGCCGAGGACTTGCGAAACGCCAAGGCCAACGAGGTCAAGGACATCAAGCAACTCATCGCCAACGCGGAAGATTACGTCACGCGGCGATGGCGGGCCGACCAGATCGGACAGGCTCCCGACGAGTTCAAGCAGCGGCTCGTTGACGAGTGGAAGCGCAACCGCGAAACGGATTTCAACACCGGCAAGCCGGTTACGCGAGGCGACCGACCAATCATCGACGAGGCGCTTAATAGCGAATACTTAAGCGACGCCGACAAGCGAACCCTTCGGGGGGTTGGCACCGAATCTGATGTTGGACAACGAGAGATTCGCAGGGCGAGGGACCAATCGGTTGCCGCCAGCGAACACTACCACAAAGTTCTGCAAGAACTCAACGCCGATGCAGCGGATCAACTGCGAAAGCTGATTGACTTGCAGCGGCAAGCGGAAGCGGATTTTGCGGTATGGGATGAAAGGTCTAAGAAGGAGTTTTGGGCAAGTGACTCAAGGGAGATCAACCAGTACACCGCCGCACTTAAGCGTCGCAACGACGCGATTGACGCGGTGAAATCGTTTAGTCCTCAGCTTGCCATGTTCCCGTCCAATCCCGCCGAACAGCAGGCGTTCCTCACTGCTGGATCAGGCAAGCACAAGCGGTTGGCGTCAGCCATCAAAAACATGAACAAGGCGGCAGATAACCTTAAAGCAACAAGTTCGTATTTTGATCGTGGCGACCTGATGGTTCGCTACGAGAACGCGGTCAACGAGTATTTCAAGATCAAGGCTGACGCGGTGGTCGAGCACCTGACCAACCCCGACAACACGCACGGCGTCGCCGCCGCGTTCTCCGACACGTCGCCCATGAAGGGGCGGCACCTGATGGTGCGCGAGTCGAAGTTCCGCGAGTTCCTTGACTCCGACCTGTACTCGGTCGGGCAGATGTACGACAACATCATGTCGGGCCAGATCGCGGCCCGGCAGGCGATCCGCAACGACGAGGCGTTTTGGGGGCCACTCGTCAAGGACGTTCTCGGGAAAGACCTCGCCGACGAGGCGTACAACCCCGAACTCGTGGCGAACGTGGTCAGGCGCGACCTCAACGAGTTCGCGCAAGCCGCCTACAAGATCGGCGACGCGGAGGGCGGCAAGGCCGCGACCGCCGCGCGCGATGTCGCCAACGTCCTCGACACAAACCTCAAACTCCTGCGCGGCATGCGCGTGTTCCCCGGCGACCCCGCCACGGACGCCGCGTGGCGATCGGTGGGCAACATCGCCATGCGTCTGCCGGTGCTGTCGTCGCTGGGTAACCTCCTGTTCTCGCAGTTCGCCGACGCCGCCGGGCATCAAGCATACGCCGCGTCCACGCCCGACATGATCGAGGCGGTCGGGCGCAGCTTCCTTGGGATGCTTCCCGGCATGAAGCCAACCCGGCGCGGTCTTGAAGCGATCATCGCCGCCGTGGATCAAACCTCGTCACGGTACATGATGCTGGGCGAACTGGAGGACATGCCGACGCGAGCCGCGTTGCAAACTAGCCCGCTCGGGCGAGGACTCGACGCCGCCGAAAAGGGCGTGAATCTCGGCGTCAACAAGATGTTTGAGTGGACCGGCGCGAACCGCTGGACAACCTCGACCCGCACCGTTGCGGGCCGAATGGTGATGAGCCACATCATCGAGGCCGCGCAGAAGATGGCCGAGGCCGGCGAACTTGTGGCGACCAAGGGCATGACGCAGGAGGCCGCGTTCGCCAAGGTTGGGCTTGCGGCGGAAGATGCGACCCGCATGTCACGCCTTGGGTTCAACGCCCGCCGGGCGCGAGAACTCATCGACACGATCATGCAGCACGGCGAAACGCTCGACGGCAAGAAGCTGTCCGACATGACCTTCAAGGATGTCGTCGGATACAAGGGCTACATCGACCCCAACGGGGCGGCGTGGCACAACACAAACCGGCAACTGTTCGACACGCTCACCGCCGCGATCAACTCCGAAATCACCGACATCGTGGTCGAGCCTAGTATGCTGTCGCGCCCTCTGATGAACAACAGGTTCGTCGGCAAGGCTGTAAACCAGTTCGGCGGGTTCGCCCTGGCGTGGACAAACCAGGCACTCCCGATGATGGCGCAGAGGCCCGCCACGCAGCAGGCCAACTACGTCATGTACATGATCGGGCTTGGCGCTGTTGCCGACGCGCTGCATAACGAGATCAGCGGACGCCGCAAGCTCGAAGATACCGTTGCGATGTGGGAGCAGAAGCCGCTCGCCATGTTCATTTCCGCGTCGGAGCGATCCGGCCTGTGGGGCTGGATGTCCCGATTCAACGGCGTCGCGCAAAAGGCCGGTGTCGCGCCGGCGCAGCTACTCGGCAACGATGTCTCGTCCACCTACTCCGCGCAGTCCTTGAACTGGATGGGCGCTCTGGCTGGGCCGTCGTTCGACTACTGGAACCGCGTCGCCAACGGCGTGGTCACACCCGCACTGCCCGGCAACAAGTACGACGCGCAGACGTTGCATCTCGTTCGCACCACGCTCCCGTTCCAGAATCTCATATGGCACGGCGCGGCTTACGACTTCACGAAACGCATGGGCATCAACAACCCAATCGGCCCCGGTCGCGGGCTTGACCTCTACCTGACCAAGCCGCCCATTGACGAGAAGCGGGCCAACAACCCGCCCAAGCGGCAGTTCTAACCCACGAGGACATCACATGAGACTCACGATCGCCATTGTCATGGCGCTGCTGCTCATTGGTTGCGGCAGCGGCAGTATCGCCGTCACGCGACCGGACGGCACCGTCGTTGAGGTGACCCAACCCCCAAAAGCAATCGCCCCCGCGACCTTGGCGTGGGGGCGGACGGAAGGCACTGGTACGAATGGTGTCCCGAACCGATCCGAGTCGTTGACGATCGGGACGGGCGAGGTGTCAGCGCCACCCAGCCCGGCGGAAACAGCGCTCGGGAATCTGGTGTGGCTCGGAGCGGCGATGCTGGTAGCGGGAGCGATGATCGTGTTCGTGCCGTACCTCCGATTTATCCCGAGGGACTTCGGGTTCGTCCTGATGGCTCTTGGTGGTGGGATGATCGCGCTGCCGACGATTCTGGATCGCTACCTGCTCTGGATACTGCTGGGCGGAGTCGCCTATTTGACGATCCGTTCGGGGATGCTGGCGAAGGGCCTGGACTGGTTCAAGACAGCGACCAGCCCGGAAGCACAACTCAACCTGCGCACCCAGGGCGACCACCGGGCGGCGGGAGCGCTGGCATACCTCCACAGCAAGGGGGATCGGATCAAGGCGAAGGCCGTCGCGTCGCCTGCTCCCTCGCCATCATGATCGGATCGGCGCTGGGACTGCTGGCGATGTACTCGCTGCGTGACAAGCGAAAGGAATCCAATGCGTGACACCGACCCGCCCAACTGCCCGACGTGCGGCACGCCGATGCGCCGGGTGTCGTCATTCATCCGGCTCGATTCAAGCCCGCGTGAGTGGGACGGCATCCGCGCCGTCACCTACCACTGCAAGAAAGAAAACAACTTCTGGTGGGACCACCTCGACGGATCACCGCTATGCCTGCAAGCCAAGAAACGGAGTGAGAATCATGGCTGACGCACTCAACGCGATGGCCGATCGGTTCGACAAGCAACTGCTCAAGATGATCAAGTCGGGCAAGAAGATGGTGCTCGGCCACGACGGCACGCCGACCGAAGTGGACCTGACCGCCGCCGACCTCAACGTGATCCGCCAGCGACTCAAAGATTGCGGCATCACATCCGCACGAACCAAGGGCAGCACCATCGACCAACTCGCCGAGGCGATGGGCGGGGACTCGTTCAAGTTCCCGGCCCCGCAACTCCCCGAGGTGCCCGAAGGCGACGACGCCGCGACGGCGTAACGGAACCCCCAATGAGACGCAAGAAGCCGATCCGTCTGCTCGTCTGCGTCAGTGATATTCACGCCGGTTCAACCGTGGGTCTGCTCCCGCCCGACTTTGTGGCTCACGAGGGCCAGTCGGTGAACCAGAACGCGATCCAGCGGTGGTTGTGGTCGTGCTGGCTCGATGCCAACAAGTGGCTCGATGCCGTGGTAGGCGATGACGAGTTCGCGCTGGTCATCAACGGCGACGCGACCGAAGGCGTCCACCACCGCACGCTGCAAGTCATCACACCCGACATCGGCGATCACCTGTCCGCCGCCATCCACATCCTGCAACCGCTCGCCGAACGCGCCGAGGACGTGTTCGTTGTCAAGGGCACGGAAGCCCACACCGGCAACATCGAGGAGGCGTTGGGCCGCGAACTCGGGGCCTACAAGCACCCCGACACCGGACACCACAGCACGGACAAGCTCTACCTGGAGGTCAACGGATGCCCCGTCGTGTTCCATCACCACATCGGAGCGACAAGCCGCACCTATCTCGAAGCGTCGGCGCTGTCGATCCATCTCATCAACGAACAGGCCGAGCACCTACAGGCGGGACTCACCCCGCCCCGCGTGCTCGTGACGGGGCACAGGCACCGATTCGGGGCGTGGACGAACGCCCACGGGACTTGCGTGTGCTTGCCGCCGTGGCAGGGACTCACCCGCTACGGCCACAAGGTCGTGCCGTCAGCGATGACCAAGCCGGGCTTGGTCGTGCTCGACTGGCGGGACGGCGACCCGAACGCCCTCCCGTCCGTGAGACATCGAATCTACACCCCGCCACCGCCGGCGATGGTGAGGTTGTGATGGGCACCAAGTCGGCCGCCGCGCTCATCGCCGAGGCGGTCGCCAAGATGAACGAGCCGCCGCCGATCCCCGATGGGTGGATCACCGGTGAGCAGTACGCCCAGGAACTCGGCATCTCACTGTCCCACGCCCGCAAAATCCTGTGCGATGCGGTGCGTGCCGGCGTAGTCAAAAGACAAAAGCATCCGATTATCAGGCCGGGCGGCGGGCCGGTCAACACCACCATCTACCGAGTCGCATGACGCAAACCATCACCGGGACGCAGTACGTCGAGCACCTGCGCGGCGACCTGCGTTTCTTCGTGCATGAGTTGTGGCGGTTCCACGGACTCGACAAGGTGGCCCCGCTCTCTGATCTCGAATACGACATCCTCCACTGGCTCCAGAACGGACCAAGCCGGCGCGGTGTCATCGCGTTCCGTGGCGAGGGCAAGTCGTACCAGACCAACGCTTTTGTCGCGTGGCGACTGCTCAACGATCCCGAGTTGAAAGTCCTTCTCGTCTCCGCGTCGCAAACCAAGTCCCGCGATAACCTGCGCCAGATCAGGACGTGGATCTACCACACCCCGTTCCTGCAACACCTGCGACAGACCGGCGACGGGCTCGACAGCGCCGACAAGTTCGACGTGGGCGGCATCCGCCCCGCCAAGAACCCGTCCATCGCCGCGTTCGGCATCACCGGCCAGATCACCGGGCACCGCGCCGGCCTGATCGTGCCCGACGACGTGGAGACGCCCGAAACCGCCATGACGCGGGAGATGCGGGTCAAGCTCCGCGAGCGGGTCAAAGAGTTCGACTCGATCCTGCTCCCCAAGGGGCAGACCGTCTATCTCGGAACCTACCAGAACGAGGAGTCCATCTACCTTGACCTCGCCAAATCCGGCTACGCCTTCCGATCCTGGCCCGCCCGCTACCCCATGCCGGGCGACGCCCTGCTCAACTTCTCGCCCACCCTGCAACGCAAACTCGACAAGGGTGAAGCCAAACCCGGCGAACCCACCGCACCCCTGCGATTCAACAGCGATGACCTCTCCGCCCGCGAAGCCAGCGTCGGCCGGTCAACGTTCGCCATGCAGTTCCTGCTCCATACGAACCTGTCCAATGCGCTGCTCTACCCGCTGAAAATGGCGGACTTCATCGTCCACCCCGTCCACCCCGCCAAAGCACCCCGCAACATCGCGTGGGGCAAACACGCCGGCAACAACTCCACCGCCGTCAAAGACGTGCCCGGCTACGGTCTGGCCGACGACTGCTGCTACGGCCCCATCTACGTTGACTCCGACTGGCTCCCCTACCACGGGACCAAGATGTTCATCGACCCCTCGGGCGGCAAGAACAACGACGAAACCGCCTGGGCCATCGTCGGACAACTGCACGGCTACCTCTACATCAAGCGGGTCAGCGCCTACCGTGGCCCGCACTCGACCGAGAACCTCGCCAGCATCGCGTCCGATGCCCTGCACCACCGGGTCAACGACATCATCGTCGAGGACAACTACGGCGGGACCATGCTCGCCCAGCTTCTCAAGCCCGCCGTCGCCCGGCTGTTCATCGAGGCCAACAGCGAGAAAGCCAAGGAGTTAGACCTGCCCCACGGATGGGCCGCAACCGTCGAACCCCTCCACGTCACCGGCCAGAAAGAACTCCGCATCATCAACACCCTCGAACCCGTGATGAACCAGCACCGGCTCGTCGCCGACCCCTCCGTCGTCAAGGACGAGGTGCTTATGACCCAACTCACCCGCATCACCCGGCAACGCAACTGCCTCAAGCACGACGACCGCATCGACGCCCTCGCCGGGGCGGTGGGCTTGTTCACCGAACTGATGGATCAGGACGCCGCCCGAACCGTCAAGCAGATCGACGCCCGCGAGTACCGCCGGCACCTGCGACTCTCCCAGCCCCGCGCCGGGCACCCGCCGGAACCGGCGTGGGCGAGGTTGTGACGTTCTCACTATCGGAAACGATAGTGAGAATCTGACAGAAGCAACTCCGTCGTCTCCGTCGTCTCCGTCGTCTCCGTCGTCTTTGTCGTCTCCGTCGTCTCTGTCAGATGTGACCGTTCTCACTACGAACGGTTCGTAGTGAGAAACCGATTTCCGCATTACAGCCTCCGTGGCGCGTCCTAGCTGTCGGGTGGCACATTGGGTCGTCTTGACACCTAGGACGCGCCATAACCAATCCTAGCTGTGCTAGCGTTGATTCTGTGGGTGGCGAAGGTTGGGACCGGAACACGCGAGGGGTAGTAACGCAATCACGCGGGCCGGGTGTCCCCCCGTGGGGGTGCGGCGTGCGTGCCGCGTGCGGCGTGCGTGCGTGCCGCGTGCGGCGTGCGTGCGGGCCGGCGTGGCACAATCCACGGCACAATCCACGGCACGGCGCAGCGTAACACGTTGTTAATGCTGGGCTTGCGATTGCGTTAAGCCTTGCTCGCATGGCTAGGATGGGCAGGTCCAGGCCTGTCCCAGCGTTTTTCGTCCTAGTTGAGACTGAGTCTCAATTGCAACGACACGTGCGAGACAACACGTAGCGCCGGTCTGGTTCTGGTCTGGGTCTGGTTCTGGTCTGGTTCTGGGTCTGGTCTGGTCTGGTCTGGTCTGGTGCCGGTCTGGTCTGGTCTGGTCTGGTGCCGGTCTGGTCTGGTCTGGTCTGGTCTGGT